ATGAATTGGTACATATCAGTGGATATACCAGAGTCAGCGCCAATGGCCAGTGGCGGCCTCTGTGGTCATGGGGTGAGGGTGAAGACGCGCAAGCGCCTGGTCCCGTGCCAGGCTCAGAGCGTATTAAGAAATACCGCGACAAAATGTCAGCCGATGACAAAGACTTTGGTCTGGCCAGGCGCAGGCAGAAAAGACGGGTTGTTAAACGCGACCCACTTGTGGCCGCGTTTTTTGGGTCTTAGTTATTCTTGCGCACCAATGGCCGCGCCAAATCCAAGTTGTTCAGCCTTTTTGCGCAGTGACTGGGCCATTGGCTCAACTTTCATAATGTTGGCCTTGCCCATCATTGTTGCTGCCAACTTGGGGTCAAGCATGGCTTCAACAAGCAATTGCTGAATCTGCTGATCAGGCAATTTATACAAAAAGTCCAGTGGCCTTGTCATGGTGCGCAATGTGGTGTTATCAGCCATTGACTCGCTAAACACTCGGCCAATCAGATTGCCCATGCTCATGTTCTGGAATGTGTTTGAACCAGGGGCTTTCACGCCTGGTGCAGTTGCAGCCTGACCACGATTGATCTCGTTGATGATGTTGTCCAAACGGGTCTGAGCCGCTGGCGACAATTGAGTGCCAATTTCTTCTGCTTTGGTAGCCAGTTGTCTACGCAATGCCGATGCGGCCAAAACCGGCTCACCCGTCATCAGGTTGGGCTGGCCAGTTGTGACTTTGGACTCAATGCCTTGCATCAAGCGCATCTGGTCAATGGCGCTCGATGACTTGCCATATTTCTCCATGTAGTTCTTAAAGCCTGGAGCGCCAGATTCAATGGCATTGTCAATGACTGGCAATAGGTCAGCAAGTTGGCCTTTGGCCAGACGCAAATTGGCTTGTTCGCCTGCCAACTTGCCAGCCATTGCATCTGTGATGTCTTTTCTGACACTGTACAAAGCCATTGGGTCAATGGTCCCAGTCTCAGGATCAACGCGCCTAGCCAATAGGCTATTGACATAGCCCATCGCCTCATCGACTGATTTGCGCTGCGTTGCGGGGTTGGCCATGATGCCGGAAATGGCGCTTGTAATTGGCTCAACACTGACCGGCTGCTTGTTGGCAAATGCCGATTCACGCAATGGGGCTGTGATGCTAGTGCGTTTGGCTTCAGCGTATGGGATAGAGCCAGACTGAGTTACATCACCACCGCGGCCACCGAGCTTTCTGAATGACTCAAGCAAAGCCTGCTGATTTGCAGACAGCACATTAGGAAATGCACCAGACTGGTCCAATGCTCTGATCGCAGTCTCAGCCGCAGCCAGACCAGGATCACGCGCACCAGCTGCTGTCGTGACTCTTACACCTGGGACAAGTGGCTGGGCCTGTTGCAAATTGAGTGCTGCGCGCTCTGGGTCTGTGGCCAGTCGGTTTAAGACATTGCCGACAATGACTTCACGGCCTGTTTGTGTAAATGGCTTAACTATTGCACCAGGCGCTTCTAAGACTCTTTGTGTAACGGGTAGTTTTGCCCCACCAGGGGCGACCATACCAGCCAACAATGCACCGCCCACTTGGGCAGCAGGGGGCGCACCACCTTCGCGCAACATTCCACCGGCAGTGGATGCTGTCAGTGCAGCTGCTGTCTGAGCCTTGGGGCTTTGTGCAAAGAATTTGGCAACATCTGAAATTAAACCAGGCACTTTAGGGGCAATTGCACCAGCCAATTTGCTAATGCCAGCAGTGCCATAACCAGCACTGGTCACATCTTGAATGATGCGCTCTTGTGCTGTTCTTGGCTCTGGAAAGCCCATGCCCGTCAAAGCCCTTTGAGTCGCTTGGGTTTGCGTTGGAATGTTTGTTCCAGCGGCCAAGTTAAAGAAGTTAACCATGGGGTCAACCACCATGGGCATCAGACCACCGCCTGTTAGTACGGCTTGGGCAATGGGCCTAGTTGATAGTCCCGCTTGGCGACCCAATGTGTCTGGTGGCATTGCTGGTGCAGCAGGCTGGGCCTGTCCACCAGTTAATCTGATTTGGGCAACACGATCCTTTAATGCCTGAGAGTCAGGGGCGACATCGTCAGGAATGTTGTTGATCGTGATGCCGTCTTTGGTGGTAATTGAATATGACATATTAGTAATCCACAGTCACAACTCTATTCATCGGTGTGTAAGGAGTGTATGCCTTACCCGCAGATTTTTTCATTCCTTCTGTGACCACGCGCCTAGCTTCTGCTTTCTGCGCAATCTTCTCTGGCGTATCTCCCACCATTGGGAAATAGGTCGCATATTCTTGTCGTGCCTCATCCACACCAATGGCAGCGCCAGACTCTTTGCGCAGTTTGGCGCGAATCCAGTCTTGTGCCGCTTGGTCAAATTGTTGCGTTTGCACACTTTGGCCACTTCGAGCCAATGCACCACCCACAAAGGGAATGGCCTCAAGAGTTCGAGTTCCCGCGCCTGGTTGTGAGCCAGCAGGCAACCCGCTAATAATGCTTTGAGCCAATTCCATGCGCTGGGCAAAGCTGGCAGCATTTGTTTCGCCTTCTGTCGGCTTACCGCCAGAGACACCTTTGAGTTGTTCCCCGCCAGCGCCCATGACTGGCATGGTTGCACCGCCTGGTGCTTTTGGCACATAGGCAAAGCCTTCTGGTGTTTCGACTCGATCAAACGCACTACGGGCAAATTCTTGCTGACGCAAGTTCAAACCACCTTGGGCCACAGCCAAGTTGCCTTGAGATACTTTCAAGTTGGCAATTTCGCTCGGGGTCATTGTCTGGGCAAATGTTTCGCCACCCTTTAATGTTGACTTATTAACCGCCACAGTCTGGCCGCCAAGATTCTGCAAGACAACATCACGTTTAGGACCAAAGCCTTGCATAGTCCTGATATCGCCAGACTCAAACTGCTGGACCATGATTGGCTTGCCAGTAGTGTCAGTCACCTCAAATGGCTGACCAACAACTTTAGCCCGTGGATTTAAGTCTCTGGCCATGTCTTGATAGCGCTTCGCCTCTTCGCCTTTACCTCTTGAGGCCAAAAGGTCTGCTGCCCGTTGATACTGAGCTGCCTTAATCTCGGCATCGCTTGGTGGCTGAATGTTTGCAGCCAGTTCAGCACGGGCCATGGTTGGGCCTGCTTGCATTCCTGGTGCAGCCAATGCCTGCTGCTCTGGACTCAATGGAGTTGTTGGTTTGGTGAAAATACTGCCCAATTGGGTTTGCAAATCTTGGGCTGTTTTAGCTTCAGTCAGTTTCTGTCCCAGAATCAAATCTTGCAGTGAACCAGCTCTTGCCTGCTGATAACCTTGCTGGCCAGCCTGCAAAGCTGATCCAAGTGCTTGGCCAAGGCTGATGGGGGTTGTGCTTCGGCCACTGGCTTGAAGCAATGCAGCAGCTGCTGACAGTGTCGCATTACGGCCCAAGAGCTTGCGCTGGTCTTCTGTCAGCAATGCATCAAGTCCTGATGGAGTGCCGCCCATGCCACCACCACTAAATAAATTGCCCAAATTTGCAAAATCAAAATCAGCCATTTTTTACCCCTTAACCAAGTGCGCCAAGAATTCCACCGGCAATAGCGCCATAAGGTCCGGCTATTTGCCCTCCAGCCGCAGCACCACCTAAAATCCCAGCACCGACATTCTTGGTGTATGGAGTTGTGGCTTGCATCCCTAAATTTGCCGGAGTAGCACCAAGGCTTGACTGGACAACGCCCAGACGCTGCAAACCGATATTGCGGATTGCATCCATTTGTTGCTGGTCCAAAGCCTGACGCGCACCGCCAGCACCCATGACCGCTTGAGCGCCACCAAGACGCAATGCTTGTTGTTGTGCAGCCAAACTACCTAGCTGGCTTGCACCACCTAATCGCAATTGAGCGCCTTGCAAGCCTGCTTGTTGATTGGCAATGTCGGCTGCTGATCTGCGGCCAATGTCTGCCTGCTGCATAGCCATGGCCTGATTAAATGCCTGCTCGTTTAATGTTGTTCCAAGGTTGGCAGCCTGCTTGGCAAACCCTTGGTTTGTCAGAGCCTCGGCCACACCTTGGCGTGATCCACCAAATGCACGGGCAGCTGTGGCGCGCTCACCAGTTTGGGCAATAGCAGCGCGTCTTGCAGATTCCAAATCAGACAATGCGTTGGTGCGCACTGCTTCTGTATAAGGATTCATGTAACTGGCAATTGAGCCTGGTCCAGTCAGGCCAAGATTGGTCTGCTGCGCTGTAAGTTGATTGGGTTGATAAACACCGCCATAAGCCGCCATCTGCGCGGCCAAGTCTGTGCCAGTAATGCCTGGGCCAGCAAGGCCCGTGTTGACCAGAGCTTCCTCGCCTGCCTGGTACATTGGATTAAAGCCAGCAATCTGCTGAGTTGGCAATGCACCAGCGACCCCTTGGGCCTGCTGGAAGTTGGCCAAGAATGCTTCTTTGATCTGTGGATCAATGGAGCTTGTTGAGGTTGTTGTTCCACCTTTTGACATATCGCCACCTTATCCGAGTAAAGATTTCATTTTCTTGGCAGGCACTTTGCCTTCATTGATCATGTCTAAAAGTCCTTTGCCGTATTTATCGACAGAAGATTTCTTGATGACATATTCGCCAATATCAAGGTTGACAGCGCCATCATCTGGACCAGGTGGGTTAGCGCCAAACATCAAACCACCATGGACATAACCACCTTTGGCCATAGCTCCACCACCACCGCCACCAGTAGCACCGCCACCACCACCATCACCACTGTCGCCACCAACACCACCGCTGCCACCATCAACAAGATAGTCTGTCGATCCGCCAGCCCTTGCGGCTGCTGCATTAGCCGCCCTGATATTTTCATAAAGCATTGGGTTATAGCCACCCATGGCAGTGTTGGCCACAATGCCAGCATAAGGATTCACCATCTGGGGGCTGATAGCTTTAATCTGTGAATAAGGTGCTGCGCCACCAGCTGTCACAGCAGGGTTGTACTGAGCGCCAATGGGAATGCCCATGTAGTTTTGGAAATTTTGAGCCAGGCTTTGTGGCTGGTAGTTTGGCATTGCTTGAGCGCCCATAGACTGGGGCTGCATTTGTTGCTGAGTCAGTAGGCCAGTATTTGCAAATGGTTTGTAAGCATTCACATTTTGAGTTATTAAATCAGTAGGGTTTTGAGCGATATAAGCATTGACGGCTTTATTAAATGAAGCACCAAATGTGTCTGGTGTCAATGTGCCATTGATCAATGCATTGGTCCAGAAGTCAACACCAGCCTGGTCAGCTTGATTTGCAGCAGTGCCAATTCCTCTGCGGCCAATGTTTGCATAGGCATCCAAAACCAATTGACGATAACGCGCAGTATTGTCAACAGCACCACCGCCCCCGCCTGTGACAACACCGCCACCACCAGTGACACCGCCACCGCCTGTGACAACACCGCCACCGCCTGTGGTCGTTGCCCTCTGGGCATCAATCTGTGCAGCAAGTGTAGGATTAGCCGCACGAACCTGATCGACCAATGTATTGAATTGGCCAAGATCATTGTTCATCCAAAATTGGATTGCCTCTTCATTGGGCCTTAATTCAGCCTTTGGATTGGCTGCATACGCTGCTAATACTTCTGCTCTTGTTGCCATAGTCTTTCCCCTATAAGTCCTTTGCAAGCACAGCCCATTGTGGACTGTACCCTTCGTCTTTTAAAAATGTCTTTGCCCAGCCTCTTCGGCCTGCCAAAGTCACCCTGGTGCATCCAACAGATTTGCCCCAGGATTCGATCAATGGTCTCATCCGTGAGAGTTCATCTAGGTCGCCACCAGCCAGAAAATAATGCAAATTCTTGAGCCTGGGATAGACAATGATCTCTGTCAATACCACCGAGTCCTTGGCTGGCCACAGCTGTAATCTGTGGTTTTCCACCATCTCGGCAATATCATCAAAATTATGTGTGCCTCCAGAGTATTCTAATGCCGCCTCCACTTGTTGGCGCAGCCTTTCCAAATGCTCTTGGTCGCTCATCTCTTACCAGCTGGGACAGCATCCAGTCTCATTGTGCCAATGCGCCAGTCAGCCAATGTGTCTCCAGTCACCTTCATATTGACCTGACGACCAGAAAACCTCACTGAAGTTGGGTTTGCTGCCGTGTATGGTCCAAATGTGGACTGAGTCCCTGTCGGGTAGTTTCGGGTCTTGAATGAGACCACCGCCTCACCCAATGTCTGCTCATCTGGCACAACTTGGCGCACAGACATGATGTTGTCGCCATTGCCAATCTGCACTGGGCCAGACTCGGCATAAATGCTGGCGCTGTCATAGTTAAAGCCAACTTCATGCTCGTAGATGTAGCCGTTGCTGGACACCATCAAAGGATAGGTGAACACACCAGCGTCAACACCAGCAAGTCTGGCCATCGTGCCAATGTTCCAGTGGTTTTCGCGGTAGTTAAAAGTGACATAGCTGTCATTCTCATTACTGGCTGCACTTGGGTAATACCACCAGATTTCGCCAAACTTACTGACATGGACCGCATAAATCTTGGAGGCTTGCGCATAGTTGATATTGTCAAAGATGTAGTCAGACACATCGCTTGGCAGTGGCTTGACATAGCCGTCATATATCCAAAAGCCTGCCCTACTCATCCAAATGGCAGCAGTGTCAATGGCCGCCACAGCCTGGGCCGAAATGAGACCGCAGCCAGAGCCAGCCTTCTCAAAGCCATAGACAAATGGAGCGCCAACATACTGGGCCGTGTGGACATCCACATCTGTAAACAGTAGGTTGACACCCTTGACCCGCTTGCCAGCGATCAATGTGCCAGGGCTTGCCAAGTCATAATCGCCTGCAAGGTTGTCGCCTGCTGGTGTCCAAAGGGTATTGTTCTCTTGGTCGCACCACTGCACTTTGCGTGGGTTTCCACCAGCGCCAAGGGCAAAGATAATGCGCTCTTGGGTGACTAAAACCGCCTTGTTGTTAACTGGTGCATTGGCAATTGCCGCTGCCAATGTAGGCGTTGAAAAGCCCAATTGCCACTCGTAAATCTTGCCATCAGTGCTAGAGCAAGCAATTAAATACTCGCCCCATGTATCGAGTGACCAGGTGGTGGCCGGTATGGGTGTGCCAGTGTCTGGCCTTGCAATGCCATAGGCAAATGTGCCATAGGTGCTGTATCCATAGCCAGTCAATGTCGTGGAGTTGGCATAGCCACTAGTGAAGCCCGTTGGCGTAATGTCTTTGAGTGTTCCCGCCTCATTCATGGCATAGAGCTTGGAATGCGTACCAGCGCCAATGTATCGATTGCCACTGTTATCGCGCCAAGTGATGATGCCTCGGCATGAGCCAGTCATCTGGCTGCTTGACCTAGTGCGCCATCCATTGATGGGTCTCAATGTATTTTCGTACCACCGGACAAGGTTAGCGTCATACCAGCGACCAGCTGCCTGGTATTCAGTGCCGTTTCTGTAAACCCCTGGCGGTAATTTGATTGGTATGTACATGGCAGTATTTAAGTAATGTTTGAGACAAATGTCATTGTCGCAATAAGTGATGCAGTTGAGGGGTAACTTCCTGATGCAGCATAGGTCTGAATGCTCACCTGAGTGCTGTCAGTTTCCCACCAAAGTTCCACATAATCAGTTGCATTTAAGCTCAAAAAGTAATTCCAGCCAACTAATGCATGGCCATTGACAGAGCCGTGTTTGCTTGGCACTGCAAAAAACCCAGTTGAGCCAGTGACCACAGTCCCGTTGATCTTGAGCCAGACCCTGACATCATGGTCCTGAGAGTCAGGATTCTCAAACTGGCCAGACCACTGCAAATTCCAAATACCAGCGTCAGCCACTGTGATCCTTGAATTGCTTGCGATAGTCACGCCATTGGCGTAATCGACAGTATTCAGTGTCATGGCATAGGCCGTATTGGCTGCTGCCGCTGTCTGATCTACAGTGCTTTGAAAAGCCCCATAGGGGTTATTCATAAACCGACCGCCCCTTGGTCCAAACAAAGACCCCAGCACAGTTGACAATTTTTTGAAGTAAATATTCAGTGAGCCATTGTTCTCATTGAAATGCCTGCGCTCATACTCCTCGGTCGGATAACCAAGGGTTGGAGGGGCTGGATTCTCAATTTGTTGTGTCTGACTGGCCATGGGGTAATTTTGCCTTAAATGGGGCTTACTTGGCCATCAAGTACAGCCCCACATTTGAAAAAGCATATCCGGCATATACCACCGCCATATACGGGTTTCCTTTAAGCAGCTGCTCCCCAGCAATGTAGGCATAGATCGCGCCAGTCAGGATGATTAGCCAGGCGCTCAAAATTGACCTACATCGATGACCTCACCCCTAAACTGGACCATGTCCTCGTCAAACTTGTGGACCAGTTCTGGCCACAATAGCTGACCATTAAAGAAGTTCAGCACCGCAAAGCCTGATCTGTGATTGGCAGGGTTTATCTCGGCATAGGTGAATTGTGGCCCATCAGTCTCGGCCAATGTTCCGGTATCCACCCCATAGCGCACCCCGTTATAGTCATTAAATGGCGTGACCTTTAGACTGTGCAGATGACCAGTCACCACCGAAACCCCAGCATTCACAGTATTGTTGTGGGTGGCATGGACACCGCCCTTGTATCGGTGTTTGATAATGCACTGCTCAGTGGGCCACACTGCCCAACAGAAGTCCCAATCTGGGATATGGTCAGTTAACTTAAAGCCTTTGACCTCTTTAAATTGTGGGGCGTGTTGGATCAGTCTGTTGCCAAACCGAATGTCATGGTTTCCCCATGTAAAGAGTAGCTTTACATTGTGCCTAGCTGCCTTGGCCACTTCCTCGATCTCACCCAACGCACCTTGCGTAGCTTTTAGCTCTTGAATGACTGAAATCTGGGGCTGGTCAGTAATGTCATGGCGGCTTATGGTTGAGCCATCAAATGCATCCCCATTGCAGATGATGGCCTTTGGCTTGAATTCTTGAATGGCCCACAAAAGACCTTTAAAGGCCGTGGACCTTTGACCAGGTATAAAGTGGGCATCAGAGAAAACAATCACAGTACCATCTAGGATGCCAAGTTCTATTTGTTTTAATGGAGAAAATGATTTGGGTCTGTTTTTGTCGTAATAAGCACCTCTATGGTCTTTTGCATTAAGGGTCAGGTTGTATTGTTTTTCAATCCACCTTCTGCGCAAATGGACAGCTCTAATTGCAATATCAAGGTGTTCAGCTATTCTTGCAGCAGACTGAAGTTGACCCCATAACTGTATAAATTCAGTGTCAGTGCAAGTCTGATTATGGTTGCCCATGGGAATCCTTAAAGAGTATTTTTTCGAGCAAATTGACCACGCGATGCTCCTCAGATTCCAGTTGCTCTGGAGATGACCGAGGGTCTTGGGCCACAGTCATAAGGTCATGCAAAAAGACATGAAGAAGCTCATGCAGGGCCGTCTGGTCCAGACTCTCTGGTGAAATTCTTTCTGCACCAAAATCACCCAAACGATAAGTCGCAAGCCTCGCGCCCTCATTAAATTCCACTGAGGCCATGGCATTCTTTGCAGGCTTCAATCCCTTCTCAATGCGCCAGTCGCAAAGGTTAAGGATTTTCTGCCACTTCTTTACACTTTGTGCAAATAGCGCAGCATCTTGTGGTGTAGGAATGTTAGGCATTTCAACACCTTATATGACTTATATGTCAATTTAATTTAAGTGGCCAATACAGCCAGTGCATGGTTGATGTGTTTAATGCGGTCGTCAAGCCCTATGAACCCGCCATTGATCTTTTTGGTCATGGTCCGATAGTCTTGGCTGTCTGCATACTGGTTGAGCTTCTGAGTGTCCCAAAACCATCCAGCAGTCAGCGCAGCATACTGGGGCGTGGCCACCAGCTCTGGCTGCATGATCAGGTCCACACCCAGCGCCTTGCCAGCGTGGTGGTAGTTCGCAGAGCCTGTGAGCTGAATGCACCCACGGCCTCGGAAACGATAGCCATCACCACTTGCCTCATCCCTGTTACCCATGCGGCTGCTGTAAACAGTGTTCGCAATCAGCTTTGGATTTCTGGCGCAGGCTTGGGCCTTGGCAGCGTCAAAGCGCTTGGGCCAGAGCTTTTGCAAAGCCTCTGCGCGATAGTTCAAGTTCTCTTCCAATATTCTGAAATTGCCACACTCATGGCCACACTGGCCAATAAAGGCAGCCTGGCGCAATGGCGTTGAAATGTCAAAGCGCTGGAAAGTCTCATTAAGGGCATCCACCCACTCTGGGCCAATGTGCAGTTGGGCCAGCTGTTCACTATTGACCATTGACTAAAACCCTCACTTCGTTATAGGCGTTGATGCAGGCGTTGAGCTTGCTGATGGCTTTGTCTCCTTCGGCTGCGATGTCGATAAGAGCTGCAATAGTCTGTCGCTCAGATTCGCTTGCATCGGTGCTATCTCCAATGGCAGCGCTGGCACTTGAATTGACTTGTGGACAACTTGGGGCTGGGAGGCGCAGCCGACCAGTCCTAGCAAGCTCATGCATAGCAGACTGTTTTTTCTTGACATCATCTTGGGCCTTTCTGAGTTTCGTTTCCTGATCTTGCAGTTTCTCGCCAAGCTCTTTCTCTTTGGCTCTGGCTTCATCATTCTTTTGGGCAATAGCCAGTTTCATGTCATTGTCCCTGTCTTCCCAGCCAAAGTGATAGCCACCTCGGTAAGAGCCAAACAAAGCAATGCAGATTGCCAGGGCGATATAGGGTAGTGGGATGCCAAACATTATTCTGACTCCCGTCTGGCAATGGCCAGCTGTTCGCGCTCATGGTCATCCTCAAGATGGTCCGGTGGCGTTGTGGGTGGTGGCCCAGGTGTCCAAGACTCATCAAGCTCTGGGTTGGTCCAGGTTGGCATTGCCCCAAATGGCTGACTTGGGATGCCGTTGGTGCTTGCAGTAAACCCGTGGTTGTTGCTGTAACCATACTGGCCTTGCATGGGCTGGCACATTGGCTGGCCCATGGGTGGTGGTTGCTGCTTAGAAGTCATGGCCCGTTTGCCAATCACACCGCCAATACCGCCCACAATCAATAGAACGATATCGTTCAGCATCTTGGTATATGCCTGGTCAATCGGGGCCATGCTCTTGATGGGCTGGGTCACAAAGGTCACAGAATACAAAAGCGCAATCACGATAAAGAAAAGAATTAGGGTGACAGCAAGCACCACAATGCTCCAGACCCTGACCTCAATCTCTTCAGTTGTTAGGTTTAACTTCGTCAACTTTTTTCTCCAAGATTGGTGCTACCAAGTATTCTGGGCAAGTCTGGGTAAACAGACATCTAGGCTTTTGACACTCTGTCGCATGAAAATGGTCAGGATTCTGGCACTTGTATCGATATTTTTCGTCACAGCCAGTCAGCAGTAAAAGCAGCAATAGATATTTCATTTCCCTAGTCCCACTTTGCCAAGCAATAAATTGACTATTTTGTCAGATAAATCATCTGGCAGAAACTTCATAAAACCCAAGAAATAAAGCGCCACGCATCCGTAAACGAATATCTTGAGGCATAGGTCAAAGGTCTTTTGATACTCATTCATCTGCCGCCACATCTGCGAGTTGTTGCACAGAAGTCCATCAATTCATTGATGCCAATAAATACCAGAAACAAGACAAAAGCCACACCGCCAATAATCATGGCCAGTTCATTCATTTCTTGCTCTTTGGCCTTGGCTTCTTTTTCTGCCTTCTTTAATGCGCTCAATTCTTTGGCATCTGCCAAGTCCATCTCGGCTTGTCTGGCTTTGATCTTGTTCCAGACATCGATCTTGCCAGTCTGCATGAAAAGCATTTTTAGCTCTTCCTCAAAGGCTCTGGCTTGTTCCAGCGCCATCTCAATCTGGAGGGCCGTACCCATGTTCGAGCCTTTGCCAGACTGTTTAGCCTGAAGCATAGCCTTTGTAGCTACACTCTTGGCATCGAACATCTTGCCAATCATCGGGGCAAGAGAGCCTAAATCATTGGCGACCTTACTCGCCTTCTTAACCATGCTAATAGCGGATTGAATCCCCGCTAGAGCTGTCATCGGATCGATCATTTCTTTCTCTCCCACTTAATGCACACAACCCTTCGGTTGTAAACATCACCAGTCCAAGTCCATTTAATACATCGGTACTCTATGGTTGCCGCCAAGAGAAAGGCGATCACGGAAATGCCCAAATAACAATATAACTACAAAAAATTACAAAACAAAGAAGAAGGGCTGCTACTGAAATAGCAAACAGCCCGTCTTTCATTACTCTTCTACCGCAATGCCACGCTTTTTAAGCTCTTCAATGGCTTGTTGTCTATCAATAGTATCCATCCCTGTCAAATCAACTTTTGTAGGCTGCTGGGATGTGTCTTCAGGTTGAGTAGTCTCAAGCATAGGGCCAACACGAGGAGCAAACTTTGCCGCACTAATACCCAACATTGTTGCCAAATCAGCCGCTTTTTTGAGTTTTCCTGTGCGCTGTGCTTCAGCCATCTTCTTAACAGTGTCAGGATTGAAGACAACATCTGCAATTGCTCTTGGGTCTTTGATAATTACATTTGCTAAAGAAGCAAGTTCACCCGCAACTAAACCTTGCTGTGCTGTTGCTCCAGCCCCTCTAGAAACTGCATAAGCATCAGATTGAACCCCTTTTGTAGCCTCTGAAGCAGTCTTGGCTGTTTTTTGTAGCCACTGAATTGCCAATGTTGCATCTGCCCTATCTGCCGCATTAGGAAACAAATAGTTAAAATCACTCTTCTTATTGTTTATCTCTGTTAACAATGTCTTTAAGTTTATTGTAGGAGAACCTTCCGCAGCACCCGCAGCGGCTTCTTGTGATTTAACAAGTAAAGCCTCTAATTGCGATCTACGTACAGTATCTAAAATCATGTTTGCATCAGGACTGTTAGCAAGCACCTGACTTAAAAACAAACGCTCAGTAGGCTTTGCTTTAGATAGTCTGTCAATCACAAGTTCAGGAGTTAGTGCGCTAGGTGTTTCAACATCAAAATATTTGGTTAAAGGGTAATTTGAATATTCTTCAATCTTTTGCAAGTTACCTTTAAATTTATCACGAGCTTTTGCTAAATCTTCAGCACCCGCAACTCCAGAGTTAACAGCATCATCTAATGATTCTCTAAAACCTCTAAGAACTTTAATAGCTATCCCTTTGACTTGACCTGGTGCTACGCCCTCAAATATATTTCCTTTGCCAAAGTCAGCTTTACCAGAGTAAGCCGCATCACCCCATGCTGATAGATTCTTTTGAAGTCTATCAATACTGATCTTAGTTAATTGTTGCGGTACAGCAGGTGTAATATTGACAAACGCAGGCTCACCTGTAGGGCCGAGAATCTTAGATGGCTCAACAATGGCTTCTTTAGCTGGTGTCACATACTCATCAATAACTTTTTGAAGAGCAGATCGCATTGGTTGCAATGCTTGTATTTCAGTAGGTATTGCTGCTAATTCACTTTGAATAATATTTACTACAGGGTCTGTCGATACCATACCACCAGCTTTTTTAGCGGCATTGAAGTCTTTAGTAGCGTCATTTCTTAAACGAGTAGACAATGCTTTCCCATAGTTATTAAAAGCACTCAAAGCGGCATTTGATGCTGTAGTTGGGTCTGCGGCTTCTATCGTTGATCTTTTTAATAAACTATCAAAAAAACCACCAACATCTTGCGCCTGAGCTTGTCTAAATAAATTAGCAGCTTCTTCAATTCTTGGAGAAACTTCTGCGGCTGCTTCCTTAGCCAATTGAACTCGGCTACCAGTTGCCTCACCAGGAGTCATTCTGCCAACACGCAAGAGTTCATCTAAATTAGAGGGAGCTTGCCCTATTGGAGCATTAAAAGCACTCCTAGTTGCGCCTAATGAGCCTTTAACTGCATATGGGGATGCTTGAATAGCAAACTGAGCTAATGGGCTATCTGGTGCAACAGATTGGGCTAACATACCTGTTCCAGCGGCAACAGCACCTTCACCCGCTATTCCAAGGGCAGACCTAGAAAAAAGACCTGGCAATCCTAATGCAGACATAGCCATAGCAGGGGCGGCAGACTGTCCCACTTCATAAGCACCCCTATACCCTCTAATTTGCTGTATGTCTGGGCCTCCAAGGTTGGATATGCCACGCATAATTCCAGCAGATGAGAAAGCACTTGGATCTTTGCTTTGTTTTAGGTAATCATACAAATTACCATACCCGCCAACAATATCAATAAGAGTACCTTTAGCAGCACCTTTTAAAGTGCTTTCTGCAAGTTTCTTAAACTCTTCAAAGGTAGTTCCTTTTTCTTCTAAGACTGACTCAGAAGAAACTGTTACACCACGTTTTTTAAGTTCTGCTATTGCTTCGTCTACTGTAGTCATGGTTTTTGTCCTCTAGCAATTCTTTGCAATTGTTCTGTAGTTAAGTCAGAAGCCTTAGATTTAGGTGTTTCTAAATCAGACAGGAAAGGAGACTTATAACCACGTAAACTATAGTTTTTGTCGTAGAAATGAGTTTCCATTGCATCTGCATCTTTAACAACTTTTCTAGCTCGTTCTAACAAGAAATTGATAAGATCGGTATTTGTTTTTGTTCCTTTTTCCAATGCTGGGCCAATAGTACGTGCAAACTCTCGGTCTGTATCTGTAGGGTTTGAGCCAAGAGCTTTAATGAACGAAATAACACGTTCACCTGCAAGAGCATTAAATTTATCAGCATTTCCAAGTGCCTCATCATCTTTTTCACTTGTTAAACCAAATGTTGAGAACACACGTAAAGCACCTACACGTGCAGGAGCGCCAGAACCAGAAATAGGTTGTGGTGTTTTAAGTAGCTCTTGCAATAAACCAGCTTGCTCAATAGCTTTACTTGCTGATACATTTGCTGCATCTACTCGTTTAGCACCTAATTCAGCTATTGTTTTAGCTCCCTCATCTGCTCCTTTAGAAGTTGCTGAGGCAGATACTTTAGCTGTGGTTCTATCAACACCACCTGTATATGGAACACGAATTTGTTTTCCAGTTTGATCCTTATCATAAACAAACTGTAAGTCGTTATTAACATCCAAGTAAACAGCTTTTT